GTTCCTGCGGCAGGGTGAGGCGGAACCGTCGCCCCGGTGGGGCGGCGAAAGTCCGCCGAACGCCGACGCCGCCAAATGCCCGCCCGGCACGATCCATCTGCCGGACTGGGCCGATGGCGAATGGCTGAAGCAGCTGACCGCCGAGCAGCTGGTGACGGTGCGCACGAAACGCGGCTTCGCCCGCCTCGAATGGCAGAAACTGCGGGAGCGGAACGAAGCGCTCGACACCCGCGTCTACGCTCGCGCCGCCGCCTGGATCGCGGGCGCGGACCGCTGGGCGGAGGCGCGTTGGGCCGAACTGGAAGGGCAGTTCGCCGTGTCTGCCGCGATCGGAACGGACGGTGGCTCCGCGAACGCAGCGTCCCGTCCGGCCCGAACCGCACCCCGGCGCCGGACCGTGCGCTCCAGCTACATGAGGTGAGTCCCATGTCCACGCCTGCGGAACTGCGCGCCCGCCGCGAGGCGCTGGCCGCGCAGCGGTCCTCGGGCGTGGCGCGGGTCAGCTACGACGGCAAGACGGTGGACTATCGCAGCGTGGCCGAGATCGACCGCGCCATCGAGGCGCTCGACCGCGAGATCGCGGCGGCCGAAGGTCGGCGGATCGTGCGGCAGGTCCGGGTGACGACGGCGAAGGGTCTGTGACGCGATGGGCCTTCTGGATCTGTTTCGCCGCCGGAACACGGGCGGTCCGTCCGCGATGCGCGCCCGCCTCGAAGGCGCGATGGCCAGGCGCCGCCTCCGGGGCTGGAACCCGCCGCTCGAGAACATCAACGCGCTGGTCGCCTCGGGTGGCCCGCGGCTGCTGGCGCGGTCGCGCGAACTCGTCGTCACCAACGGCTACGCGGCCAATGCCTGCGAGGCCTTCGCCGCCAATCTCGTCGGCGACGGCATCAAGCCCTCGTCGCTGATCGAGGATGGGCCGATCCGCGACCGCGTCCAGCGGCTCTGGCTCGCCTGGACCGACGAGGCCGATGCCGACGGTCTCACCGACTTCTACGGCCTGCAGGCGATGGTGGCGCGCGAGATGTTCGTGGCCGGCGAGTGCTTCGTGCGGCTGCGCCCCCGGCGCGCGGAGGACCCCGGATCGAGTCCGGGGCAGGCTAAGCTGGCGGTGCCGCTGCAGCTGCAGCTCCTGCAGTCGGAGATGCTGCCGTTCGAGAAGACGGAGACCGCATCGAACGGCAACCGCATCCGCTGCGGGATCGAGTTCGACGGGATCGGGCGCCGCGTGGCCTATCACTTCCGCCGCCGCCATCCGGGTGACAGCACCGACCAGGGCACGGCTACGCCTGAGACGGTGCGCGTTCCGGCCGCGAACGTGCTGCACATCTATCGGCCGATCGACGCGGGCCAGATCCGGGGCCTGCCCCACATCGCGCCCGCGATGGTGCGGCTCTTTCTGCTCGACCAGTACGACGATGCCGAGCTCGACCGGAAGAAGACCGCGGCGATGTTCGCGGGCTTCATCACCAAGACCGCGCCGGAAGAGCCGATGCTGGGCGAGGCCGAGGCCGATCCCGACGGCGCCGCCATCGCCAGCCTCGAGCCCGGCACCATGCAGGTGCTGCTGCCAGGGGAGGACGTGACGTTCTCGTCGCCGGCGGACGTCGGCGGCGGCTACGAGGCGTTCCAGTACCGGACGCTCTTGTCGATCGCGGCCTCGGTCGGGCTGCCCTATCACCTGGTGACCGGTGACGTTCGGCAGGCCAACTATTCGAGCCTCAGGGCCGAGCTGGTCGAGTTCCGCCGCCGCGTCGAACAGCTCCAGCACGGGGTGATCGCGCATCAGCTCTGCCGCCCGGTCTGGGCGCGGTGGATGGAGACGGCGGTTCTGGCTGGTGCGCTGGATCTGCCGGGCTATGCCACATCGTCTGGCCGCTACCGCGCGGTGCAGTGGATCCCGCCGCGCTGGGAATGGGTCGATCCACTGAAGGATATCCAGGCGCAGGTGCTGGCGATGGAGGCCGGGATCACCTCGCGGCGCAAGGTCGTCGAAGCCACGGGCTACGACGTCGAGGAAATCGACCGCGAGAACGCGGCCGACGCCGCGCGGGTGGCGGCGCTCGGCCTGCGCTACCGCACCAGCCCGGGCGAGACGCAGGGCGCGCGGGCGACCCCGGCGCAGGTGCCGGATGCGGGCCGTGACACGGGCGGCGACGGGACATCCGAACAGGAGTGACATGATGAAAACATGGTACACGATCCGCGCCCGGGGAACCGGGGCGGAAGTGGCGATCTATGACGAGATCGGCGCCCATGGCGTCTCGGCCAAGGGATTCCTGGCCGAGCTCGGCGCGCTGCCAGAGGGCACGCCGATCGACCTGCGGCTGAACAGCCCGGGCGGATCGGTCTTCGACGCGGTGGCGATCCACAACGCGATCAGGCGCCACGCGGGCACGGTCACCGTCTGGATCGACGGCATCGCCGCCTCGGCCGCGTCCTACGTGGCGATGGCGGGCGACGAGATCGTCATGCCGGAGAACGCCTTCCTGATGATCCACGACCCCGCCGGCCTGGTGATGGGCACGGCCGCCGACATGCGCGCCATGGCCGAGGCGCTGGACAAGGTGGGTGACAGCCTCGCCGCAGGCTATGCCGCGAAATCCGGCCGGCCGGGCGACGAGATTGCCGCCCTGATGGCCGCCGAAACCTGGCTCGATGCGACCGAGGCGCTGGCCCTCGGCTTCGCCGACCGGCTGGCGGAGCCGATGCGGATCGCGGCCAGCTTCGACACGCAGAGGTTCCGCAACGCGCCGCCGGCTCTGGTGGAGGCGATCGAGGCCGCGTCGGAAGGCGACGTCAAGGCCGACGAAGCCGATGCGCCGGAGGAAATCGGCGATCCGTTGGACAGCGAGGAGGATCGCGCGCAGGACGACAAAGAAACCGCCAGCGCGCCGGAAACCGCTGCGTCGCCCGCAGACGATCCGCCTGAAAGCGGTCCACCACCCGATCCCACCGCGATCCGCGCCGAGGCCATCGCCCATGCCCGCGCCGTGATCGATCTCTGCCGCCTTGCCGGGCAGCCGCAAATGGCCGGGCGCTTTCTGGAAACCGACGCGGGCCTCGACGAGGTCCGCGCCGCGCTCCTCGCCGCCAGGGCCGAAGCCGAGCCCGAGATCGCCGCGCACCACGCGCAACCGGGCCGGACCACGACCGCCCGTCCCTGGGGCGAGATCGTCGCCCGCACCTTCCGCCCGAAAGGATGATCCCCAATGACCACGCTCACCGAGACCACCCATCCCGGCGGCTTCCTCGTCTGGGAGGCATCCCGCGACTACACCCGCGAGACCATCACCGTCGCCAGCGGCACGCTCGAGCCCGGCACGGTGCTCGGCCGGATCACCGCGTCGGGCAAATACGCCGCGCACGATCCCGCCGCCGTCGATGGCACCGAGACCGCCGTCGCCGTCATCTGGGGCAAGACCGACGCCACCGGCGGCGACGTGCCCGCCGTCGCGCTGATCCGCGGCCCGGCCATCGTCAACCGTCACGATCTCGTCTTCGCGGGAACCCCCACGGATCCCGAAATCGCCGCGGCCCATGCCGCGCTGCTCGCCGTCGGCATCCTCGTCCGCTGACCCAACCCTGAAGGAGGCACGCACATGGCCACCATGGACATCTTCGAAGGCGATGCCTTCACCATCGTTGAGCTGACCCGGGCGCTGGAGAACATCCCGTTCAAGCCCGCGATCCTGTCGGGCGCGGGCCTCTTCTCGCCCCGCGGCGTGCGGGCGCGCACCGTGGTGATCGAGAGCCGCGACGGCACGCTGTCGCTGATCCCGTTCTCCGAGCGCGGCTCGGCCCATGAGAGCCAGGTGCCCGAGCGCCGCGACATGCGGGCCTTCGTCTGCCGCCAGTTCAAGAAGCAGGACGTGCTCTGGGCCTCGGAGATTCAGGGCATCCGCGATTTCGGGTCGGAAAGCGCCACCCAGCAGGTGCAGAGCGAGGTCGCGCGCAAGCTCGGCCGCCTGCGCACCGATGCCGAGGGGACCTTCGAGTATCATCTCCTGAACGGCCTCCAGGGGGTGGTGAAGGACCCCAAGGACGGCGCGACGGTGATCAACTACTACACCGAGTTCGCGATCACCCCGGCGGCAGAGATCGACTTCGACCTCGACAATGCGACCCCCGCCTCGGGCGCGCTGAGGAAGCGCTGCCAGGCGCTGATCGAGGACGTCGAGGACAGCATGGGCGGGCTCGCGGCCGGGGCCGTGCAGGTCCGCGCCGAATGCGGCTCGGCCTTCTTCGCCGATCTCGTCGCCCACAAGGAGGTGCGCGAGACCTATCTCAACACCGCCGCCGCCGCCGATCTGCGCGGGCGGGTGGCCGACGAGGTCAGCTTCGGCGGCATCACGTTCCGGCGCTACCGCGGCGGCGCGGGCTTCGGCGTGCCGACCGACAAGGCCTATCTCTATCCCGAGGGCGTCGAGGGCCTCTTCGAGATCTACCACGCCCCGGCCGACACCTTCGAGACGGTGAACACCCTCGGCCTGCCGCTCTACGCCCGCACCATCCCCGACCGGGATCGCGACGAATGGGTGCGGCTCGAGATCGAGTCGAACCCGCTGCCGATCTGCACCCGCCCGCAGGTGCTGCGCAGCGCAAGGCGGACGTGATGTCCGCCCTCGCGACCGCCCTCGATGCGCTCTTCGCCGACGGAAACATCGGGCGGGATGCGGTCTACACGCCCGCCGCCGGGATCCCGTTCCCGGTGCGGGTGATCGCGCGGCGGGGCGATCTGGTCTCGGAGTTCGCCGAGCGCCGGGTCGCCGCGGCCACGGTGGTGCTGGATCTGCGCCTGAGCGAGGTGCCGGACCCGCGGGCGGGCGACCGGATCGAGCTTGGGGGCGAGGTGCTCACCGTCCAGGGCGCGCCGATCCGCGACAGCGAGCGGCTGGTCTGGACCCTCGACACCCGGCCGGCATGAGGAGGCCGATATGCACCTGCGAGCCGCCATCCGCGGTGATCTCGAGCGGATCATGGCCGAGGAGCTGGCGATCGCCGCGGCGGGTGTCACCGCTGGGGTGGCGGCGGCCGCGGCGGGGCTGAAGGCCGAGCTTCGGCGCCAGGTCACCGCATCGGGGCTCGGCGCGCGGCTGGCGAAGAGCTGGCGCAGCAGCGTCTATCCCGCGCGGGGCACCAGTCTCGGGGCGGCCGGGGTGGTCTGGTCGAAGGCGCCGCATATCGTGCGGGCCTTCGACGAGGGGGCGCTGATCCGGAGCCGCTCCGGGCTCTGGCTGGCGATCCCGACTTCCAATGCCCCGAAGAAGGGCCTTGGCGGCAAGCGGATCAGTCCGGCCAATTTTCCCGAGCACCGCTATGGGCGGCTGCGCTTCGTCTGGCGCCCGCGCGGGCCGTCGCTGCTCGTGGTCGACGACGTGCGCGTCGGCGCCTCCGGCCGGGTCGGGCGCCGGGCAAAGGATCCGCGGCTGAAGTCGGGCGCGTTGCGCAAGGGACTGGCCACGGTGGCGATGTTCCTGCTGGTGCCCCAGGTGCGGTTGCGCAAGCGCCTCGACATCGCAGGCGCGGCGGCGCACTGGGAGCGCCGCCTGGCCGCCCTGATCACCGGCGAAATGGTCCGGCTCGAGAGGGCCGGAGAGCGGCAGTGACCACAAGGCGGGAGACCGCGATCGCGGCGGTGTTCGCCAGGCTGCAGGGTCTCGCCACGGCGGCGGGCCCCAGCGTCACCCGGAGCGAGGTGCTGCCCGAGCACTGCCCGGCGGGCGGGCTGGTCAACCTGCGCGAGGGCGAGCCCGAGCTCATCGACGAGACCCTCGGCGTGGTGACGCTGCATTTCTCGGAGGAGCTGCAGTTCGAGCTGATCGTCGCGGGCGCGGATGGCCCGGCGCGGGCGGCGGCGCTCGATACGCTGGCCACGGCCCTGGCGGCGGCGCTCGACCTCGACCCGGACGCGGGCGGCGATCCGACGATGGGTGGCGCCATGGACCACGCGCGGCTCATGCCGCTGCGCTCGGTCGAGGATCTGCCGGTCGCCGGCGCCGCGGCCCTGAAGGCGGCGATCCTGCCGCTCGGGATCGATTATGTGACCGGACCAAACCCGATGGAGGATGTCTGATATGGCAACTGCCTATGGCCGCGACGCCGTCCTGATGATGCGGCGCCAGGCGGATTTCGACAACCCGGAGGCGGCCGCGCCGCCGGGATACGTCAGGCTGCCCTATTACGAGGCGACGCTGGGCTCGCGCCGCGAGCAGGGCACCGATCCGGCACTCCCCGATGGCCGGCTGCCGGCGGTGATCGACCGCGGGCTGAGGACGGCGGACGGCAACCTCGTCGTGCCGCTGCACCTCGCCTCGATCGGCTGGCACCTGTTCGGTCTGCTCGGCGCACCGGTCACCACCGGCGCCGGGCCCTACACCCATACGTTCTCGGCGCAAGACACCGACGCCCCGGTGTTCCACAGCTTCGGCATCAGTCACGCCAGGATCGGGGTGCATTTCGGGTATCATGGCTTCGCCTACAACACGCTGCAGGTCTCGGCCGCGAAGCAGTCACCCCGCCAGCGCATGACCTTCGGCCTCTTGGGGAAGGCGGAGGTGAAGCTCGGGGCGACGCTGGACGCAAGCCCCGTCGCCGAGACCTCCGACCCGGTGGCGCAGAGCTGGACCGGCGAGGTGCTGAAGGACGGCGCGCCCATCGGCGCCGTGACGAGCATGGAGTTCAACTACGCAAACGGTCACGAGCCCGACCAGGAGACAATTACGGGCGACGCGAACCCCGCCGGCATCGACGAGGGACGGATCGCGCTCTCGGGGTCGCTGACCACCCGCTTCGTCGATGCGATGTGGTACGACCTGGCCAGGGCCGGCACGCTCTTCGATCTCGCCATGCGCTGGGCGGTCGGCGCGGACTCGCTGGCCCTGACCGCCCACAACGTCCAGCTGGCCGAGGACCGGGTGCCGGTCCAGGGCGGCGGCGGGCCGATCACCACCAGCTGGTCCTTCCAGGCCGACAGGCCGGATCCCGGCACACCGCCCTTCCGGACGGTGCTGGTGAACGGGCGCGCCGACTACGCGATGCCGGTCTGATCATGGCGATTTCCCTGAGGAAGGCGCTGACCGAGGAACGCAGCCTGGATCTGGGCCGCGGTGTCACCGTCCGCGTGAAGCCGGTCGGGTTCGCCAGGTTCGCGCGGCTGAACGCGGAATCGCTGATGCGCGCCCAGGCCGAGCTGGCGGCGGCGGGCGCGGGCGAGCCATCGTCCGGCGCCGTCGCCGTCCTGAGCCAGAAGCACCTGGATGCGGCGCTGATCGTCGAGTCGATCACCGGCTGGGACGGCGTCGAGGGCGAGGATGGCCTGCCGGCCCCGGTCACCGCCGAGGCCTGGGCGCTGTTCGCGGATCTCTGCCCCGATCTCGCCTCGATCGTGGTCGCCGAGATCCGCCACCCCGGGATCCTGGCGGTCTATGAGGGAAACGCATCCGCGCCCTCGCCGAATGGCGCGCCGGCGGGGGCGCGGAACATTGCCGCGGCTGCGCCGAATTTGCCGGCGACCCGCGCTTCACCTGCTCCCGGTACGGCGGCGCGGGCGCGTGCCCCGAGGAAGAACACCGACCGGTCACCGGGGAAGGGCGCGACTTCGCCGAGGCCGTGAGGCTGGCGGAGGGGCAGCTGCGCTTCACCGGGATGGGCGGTGTCGCGGGCATGGACCTGCCGGCGGTGATCGAGGTGGTCGCCGCCGCCGGCGTCGACCGGGCGAGCGCCTGGGTGCTGGCGCCCTGGTACGAGCAGGGCATGGTCGCCGGCTTCAACACCCGGCGCGGCCAGGGAGGGCGATGACATGGCCGTGAAACCCGTCGTCATCCGGCTGTCGACCGAGAACGCCGAGGTGGTCAAGGCGGCGCTGAAGGATCTGGGCGCCGACGGCCGGCGGGCGCTCGCCCAGATCGAATCCGCCGGCAAGCCCGCCAGCCGCGGCCTGCAGGCGGTCAACGCCGCCGCGCTGGAGGCGGACAGGGGGCTGGGACGGATCTCGGCGCAGGCCGGTGGCCTGAGCCGGATCACCGCCGCCATCGGACCCATCGGTATTGCCATGGGCGTGGTCGCCGGCGCCGCGACGGCGCTGGCCTTCGCGGCGCGCAATGCGACGGGCGAGATCGCGGCGATCGGGGATGCCGCCGACCGGGCGGGGGTGAGCGCCGAGACCTTCGAGGAGCTGCGCGCGGCGCTCTTCCAGGTCGGCCAGGGCGACAAGGCCGAGAGCCTCGAGACCGCGGTCGCGGCGCTGAACAAGCGCATCGGCGAGGCGCGTGCCGGCGTCGGCGAAGCGGTGCGGCTGTTCGGGGCGCTGAACATCCAGCTGGAGGATGCCGAAGGAGCCCGCAGCTTCGAGGATGTTCTGGGAGACATCGCCGACCGCTTCCAGGACATGGACCAGGCGCAGCGCCTGGCGCTGGGGCAGAAGCTGGGCGAGGAGGCCTTCCGCAGCCTGGTTCCGGTGCTGCAACAGGGATCCGATGGCCTGCGCGAGATGGCCGAGGAAGCCCGGCGGGTGGGGCTGGTGTTCGGCGGTGAGACGATCCGCCGCGCGCAGGAGATGAACGCCGCCTTCGAGCTGCAGTCCCGGATCATCGACGTGCAGCTGAAGACGGCCTTCCTGGAGGCGGGGCCCGCGCTCGTCACCCTGACCCAGAACGTGGCCGAGGCGGCGCCGGTGATCCTTGCCTTCGTGAACACGGTGGCGAGTGGCATTGCGGCGCTCGGCGAGCTGCTGGGGTTGACCGAACGGCCGCTGAGGCTGCAACTCGCGGACAGCGTTGCGGAATTGCGCGAGGTCCAGGATGCTATCGCCGAGATCGCCTCGGCCCCGGCGCCGACCGGTCCCCTGGCCGGATTTCTGGGCGGGCGCCGGACCGAGCAGCTGCGGCCGCTGCGTGAGCGCGAGTCGACATTGCTGGCGCAGACGCGCGCCATCAGCGAGCAGCTGGAAGGCCAGCGCGCGGCGGCCGAGGCGATGGCGCGGATCGGCCGTTTCGAGCCGATCCAGATCGACCTTGGCACCGGCACCGGCGGCGGGGGCGCGCAGGCGAGCGCGTTCCAGAAGGCGATCGAGCAGGTCGAGAAGCAGATCGAGCAGCAGCGCCTGGCGCGCCAGGTGATCGGGCTGACCGCCGGCGAGACCGCGCGGCTCAGGGCCGAGACGATGCTGCTGGCGGCGGCGCAGGCCGAGTTCGGCACCATCACCGAACAGACCCGGATCGACATCCACGTGCTGGCCGAGCGGCTGGCGCAGCAGACCCGGAGCACCCATGACGCGGCCGAGGCCGAGAAGCGCTGGGAGGAGGCGACCAGGCGCCGCGCCGAGGCCCAGGCCGAGGCGGCGCGCGTCACCACCGAAGCGATCGAGAGCATCGGCGACGTGATGGCGCAGGTCCTGACCGGGACCACCGACGCCTGGCGCCAGCTGCTGGCGGTCGCGCTGCAGGCGGTGGCCGGGTCCGGCCCTCTCGGCGGGCTCGTCAACCAGCTCCTGAATGTGACCGGCGGTGGCCTGATCGCGGCGATCGGCGGCATCAACTCGGTCCATGCCCCGGTGACGAGCCCGCTGCCGGTGCCGCGCCCCATGTCGCACCCCGGCGGCGCCTTCGGGGCCGATTTTACCATCGGCGGCGCCGGCGGGGTCGATTCGCGCCTCCTGATGATGCCGGTCTCGCCCGGCGAGCGGGTGCGGGTGGATTCGCAGCCCTCGCGCCGGGAGGCGGGCGCCGGCGCCTCGGTGGTGATCCACCAGAGCTGGGAGATCTCCGGCTCCGACGAGGCGGCGGTCGAGGCCGCGCTCGCGCGCCACCGCGGCACCTTCGCGCGCGACGCCGAGGCCGCCGCGATCCGGGCGATCCTGCGCGCCAAGCAAGGTGCCAGGGGCACGCTCGGGCGCCTGCTCTGAGAGGAGACAAGAGACCATGCCGCTCGAGCCCCCCGCCGCGCTGGCCGCGGCGCAGATCACGTTTCGCCTCTCGGACACCCAGTCGGAGAGCCGGAGCCCGTTCACCCGCACCAGCGAGCGCTTCGACTGGGGGCGCCAGATCTGGCTGGCCGAGGTGCGTTTTTCGCGGCGCCAGGCGGCCGCGGCGGCGGCGCTGCGCGGCTTTCTCGCGCGGCTCGGCGGCACCCGCGAGAGCTTCTGGCTCGGCGATCCGGCTGCCGCCCTGCCGCAGGGCACGCAGACCGCGGATTTCGTGCTGGCGGCGGGCGCGGCGCCCGGCGATGTCGCGCTCAGTGTCACCATGGGCGCCGGCGCGACGCTCAAGGCCGGCGACTATCTGCAACTCGGCGAGCGGCTGCACCTGATGACCGGGGACGCCACCGCCGACGGCTCCGGCGCGGCGACGCTCCCGATCTGGCCGGCGGTGCGCGACACGC